GCGGAGATACGCCGATCCAATTCTCCCCCGTGTTTAATTTCTACGGCCCTACCACCAAGGAGGAGGCCGTGGAGGCGGGACGGATCAGCTATACCGAGTTCAAGCGTCTGTACGACCGCATGAGGGCCGAGGAGCGGCGCAAGCAGTTCAGCCCGGCATAAGAGGAGGACACCATGGCAAACACCTATACAACGCGGCAGGGGGACGCCTGGGACGCGATCGCCTTTCAGGTCTACGGATCCGAAAAATACGCCGGGTTCCTTATGCAGACCAATTTCAAGCACCTGGACACGTTCGTTTTCGACGCTGGCGTGATCCTCCAGACACCGGACCTGCCGGAGGATATGGAGGAAAGCGCGGCACCGTTCTGGAGGGCTGAAACATGAGGACCCGAAAGGCGGAGGTGGAGATCACCTACAACGGCGCGGCGGTGACCACGAAACTGGCCGGTTATGAAACGGAGATCTCTTACACGGATCCCGCAAGCGGAGAGGCCGACGCTCTGGACATTACCATGCACGACAGGGATCGCCAATGGACCACGGCATGGGTCCCTCTGATGGGGGACACCATGACCGCTGCCATCAAGGCCAAGGACTGGAGCAGCCAGGGCGACACGAAGATCCTGCCCTGCGGTTTCTTTATCCTGGACAGTTACGAATATTCCGGCTGGCCCGTTGCGGTCAATATTTCCGCCGTGTCTGTACCCGCAGAGGGTAGTTTCAGGGCGACGGAGCGGACCAAGACATGGGAGGACGTGACGATCCGGGAAATCGGAAAAGAGATCGCAAAGCGGGCCGGAATTTCTCTGGCCTGGGACGTGGAGGGCGAACCGTTCACCATCAAAAGCGTGGAGCAATCGGCACAGACCGACTGCGAATTTCTCATGGATCTGTGCGACGCCTACGGACTGGCTATGAAGGTCTATTCCCAAAAAATCGTGGTATATGATCGGGAGGTATACAAGAAAAAGGACCCTGCGGGAAAGATCACCGAGGAGGAGATCACCGGCTGGAGCTGGTCCAAAAATCTGACCGGGACCTATACGGGCGGAGAGTACACCTACACAGACCCAACCACCGAGGAGGAGATCAAGGCCACCGTGGGCGCGGGCACCCGGATCCTGAAACAGTCCGGCAAGGCGGACAGCCAGGCCGACGCGGAGCGAAAGATCAAGGCGGCGGTGGCAAAGGCCAACCACGGCGCAGCCAAACTGTCCCTGACCGTCATGGGCCGCCCGGATCTGGTAGCCTCCCAATGCGTCACCGTGGTGGGACTGGGGAAATTGTCAGGGAAATATTACATTGACCGCGCTGCCCACCACATTACCGGGTCCAATGGCTATACCACCGATCTGGAACTGTCCCTGGTGGAGACCATGACCGAGGAAGTGATCAAGGACGCCACGGAGCGGCTGGCCGCTGTGGGCGTTATGACCGCACCCGGTTATTGGGTGGCCCATTACAAGGACGTGGGCGCTCTGGGCGGGCTGATCCTGAACATGGCCACACGGATCAAGGTCAACCTGCATGGAACCAGCGTCAGGACAGTGCCGGAGGCCCTGACGGTTCTGACCAACACGGGCGTGATCAACTCCCCCGACTACTGGGCCAAGAAATACACCGCCGTGGCACGGCTGGACAAGCTGCTGATCAGCGCGGCCAACGCCCTGACGTCATAAGGAGGCACCAATGGAAAATGAGATCAGGCAGGGCAAAGTGTCCGCCGTCAACTACGCCACCGGCATGGTCCGGGTGGTGTACCACGACAAAGACGACAGCGTGACCCGCGAGATCCCCATGCTATCCGATGAATACAATATGCCCGCGCCTGGGGACATGGTGCTGGTCATTCATCTTTCCAACGGCACCGAGGCCGGGGTGGTCATGGGTCGACCGTGGAGCGGGAAGCACAAGCCACCGGAGGGCGCGGCGGGCCTTTACCGCAAGGACCTGGCCCGCACCCCCGGGGAGGCCATGATCCGCTACAAGGGCGGCGTCCTAACCATCAAGGCTGCCAAAGTGGTGGGAGCCGGTGACGTGGAGGTGACCGGAGATCTGGCCGTAAAGGGAAACCTGACCGTGACCGGCACCATTACCGCGCAGAGCGTGACCACCAGCGGCGATGTGGTAGCCGGCGGAAAGTCCCTGATCGCCCACACCCACACCGACAGCATGGGCGGCGGCACGTCCGTGCCACAGTAAGGAGGTGACCCGCGCATGATCGGAACATTGGGCAGAAAAATCATTTTTGAGGTAAGCGACGACAGGGTCATGACGTTCCGCGATATGACCCGCGATATTTCTGGAAGGTGGGCAGAACATGAGGTGTTGGGCCGCAAGCCCAAACCAGAGTTTTTAGGGCCTGCAAACCAGTCTGTGAGCCTGACAATCACCCTTTCCGCCTCCCTGGGGGTGAGGCCCCGGAACGTGCTGGAGGCCATAGAGGGCATGGTGGAGGCCGGAACGGCTGAATATTTGGTGATCGGACACCGGACCGTCGGGAAAAACCCGTTTCGCCTGACGGCCTCCAGTGAAACGTGGGACCGTGTTTACAGCCGGGGCGAGTTGAGCAAGGCCACCGTCACCATTACCCTGGAGGAGTACACATGAACGACACCGTATTGCATGACTTCAAGCTGGCCTATACATTCGCCGCCGACTGGCTGGCGGATCTGGACCGGCAGTTGGCTTTCCTGCTGTCCACGCGGGAGGGCACCGTGCCCCTGGATCGGGAGTTCGGTTTGAATATGGACTTTGTAGACAGACCGCCGGCGGTGGCAAAAAGCCTTTACACGGCGGAGGTCACAAAAAAGGTGGCCAAGTACATCCCCACCGTGCGGGTCCAGGAGATCACTTGGAGCGCGGCGGCGGGGAAATTAACCCCGAAGGTGGTGATCACAAATGCCTGATTTTTCCGCAGTCAAAAACGCCCCGGACATTTCTTTCATTGACAACGTGACCATTGAGGACGTGCGGGACGAAATGGTGGCCGATTATGAGGAATACATGACCAAAAGCACCGGCCAGACCGTGACCCTGCCGCGATCCAGCCCCCACCGGGGCGTCCTGTACGCGGCGGCCCTGCAAATCTATCAAGCGTTCCAGTATATTGACCGGGCGGGCAAACAAAGCCTGCTGAAATACAGCTATTCCGATTTTCTGGACAATCTGGCCCTGCTGAAAGGCGTTACCAGATCCCCGGCCACAGCGGCGGTCACCACCCTGCGTTTTACCGTTTCAACGGTGCGTCAGGCGGCCACAGCGATTCCGAAAGGAACCAGAGTATCTGCAGGAGGATCCGTCTATTTCGCCACCGATGAATATGCGGAGATCCCGGCGGGCGGCACTACGGTAGACGTGGCGGCCACCTGCACCGCCTTCGGCACCGAGGGCAACGACCTGGCGGCGGGCAATCTGACCACCATGGTGGACCCGCTGCCCTATGTGGCCAGCGCGACCAACACCACCGCCACCGAGGGTGGCGCCGACGTGGAAAGCGACGACGATCTGGCGGAGCGGATCTATCTGGCTCCGGGCGCATACTCTACCGCAGGCCCGGAGGACGGCTATCTGTACCATGCCAAACAGTTCAACCCCTCTATTGGCGACGTGGTGGCCACCAGCAACCGGGCGGCGGGGACGGTTGACATTGTTTTCATCATGGCTGACGGCAAGACACCGGGCGCGGAAATGATCAACGGCCTAAAGGAATACCTGAACGGCAGGACCCGGCGGCCCATGACCGACCTGGTAAATGTGTCCGCCCCTGCGGAGGTCACATACACCGTGAGCCTGACCTATTACATCAACCGGAGCGACAGCGCCAGGGCCGTGGCCATCCAGGAGGCCGTCCAGGCGGCGGTGGCCGATTATCTGGTCTGGCAGCGTACCATTGGCCGGGACATTAACCCCTCCAAGCTGGTGGCCCTGGTCATGGCGGCGGGGGCCAAGCGGGTGACCGTGACAGCGCCCGTATACACCACAGTGGACGCAATCAAGGTTTCCGCACTGTCCGGCAACCCTACGATCAGCTACGGAGGATTGGAGGATGATTAAATTAAACGGCAGCCGGTTCACGGCAGCCACGCCGGAGAACCTGAAGGAGCAGCCGGAGGTTCAGGCGATTGCCTACGCCGTGGGGCGGCAGATC